TGACTGCGGGGCGACCTGGATGCGGGCCGGGGTGGGCAGGTTCGTCGCGACCGGCAGGAGACGCGGCCCGGACAGGCCGGGCACCATATCGGCGGACAGCGTCCCGATGTTCATGGACGCCGGGAAGTCGGTGGACCCGACACGGGAGAGCTGGCCGTACGCCTCCAACCGGCCCCCGCTGACCCGCCACATGACGGAGCCAGTGACGCCGGACACCGGGGACCAGCCGGCCGGTGACCATGCGGGGTTCGTGACGCCAAGCCACGTCCCACCACCGGACGTTCCCCGGCCCCGGACCCACAGGTCGGATGCCGCGCCAACCCGGCGGATCACCGCGGCGCCGATCAGCGCCGGGAGGTCGGCGAGTTTCGCGCCCCCCGAATCGCAGTACGACAAGGCCGACGCGTACCTGTCGGCGCGGACGATGTTCGCGGACGTGAGGGGTTTCCCCCCGCGGCGTGTCACCCACGCGATGGGTTCCATCCACACGCCGTCCGGGTCCGGGTCGACAGTCAGGGACGGGCGGGTCGTGACCGTCGCCTCGGTCCCGTTCGCCGGCGTCCCAGTGACCAGTTCGACGGTGACGTCCTGCGCGGCCGGGTCGTAGCGGAAGACGAGGGCGTCGACGCGTGCCTGCGACGACGACGGTTGCGTCCCGAGCGCGGCGAGGTCGAAAGTGAGGACCCCACCCGAGGGGGTCTCAACGTGGACGCCCTCAACGATGGACTGGGCGTCGGCCGTGTCGACGCGGAGGATCGTGTCCGTGTTCGTGCACCACGCCCGCCACGGGCGCGCAGCGGATGAGCCGCTGTCGCCGGCGATACCAGCGCCGAGGTACCTGAGGAGGAGCCTCCACCGGTCCTGGTACGCGTAGAGGTCCGGGTCCGTATCGCCCGGCTTACCCCACGGGACAGCGTTCCTACTCACCATGCCGTCCACGGTCCGCCGCGCGCCCGTGGCTTGGCGGTGAGTCACCCCGCCGCGGGCGGGTCCCTACCTGCGGGGAGCCTGCACGCGGACCCGCTTCTCGACTTTCCGGAGCCGCGCCCACATCGCCGGTGTCGTCCCCGCCCCAGGGGTGCCGACGGTCAGCGACGCACGAGTCCCGTCCGTGCCCTGGTCGACGCTGATCTCTCGGACCACGTCGACCATCTCGACGACACCGGCACCGACCGGCGCCAAGTACGGGACGCGGTCACCGAGCCACACGTCCCGCCCGATCCGCACGTCGTCGGTTTCGACGGCCGTCACCGTCAACGACGCCGAAGGAGCGCCCTCCGTGAGCGCGACGTCGCACGCGTTGACGATCGTCTCCGTGTCCGTCCCGCCGGCGGAAACGAACTCCTCAAGGCGCCCGTACCCGGACACGACCGCGGGGTCCGACTGTTCGACGTGGACGGTGTCGCTGGCCGATGCGAGAGCGACCGAACACGTCGGCCCGGCCTGCTCGAACGCTGCCGCCCTGAGCGTGTCCGCTTCAACTGACAGGAGGACGTCACCGCGGAGTTCCGGCGCCCACACGCGCAGGGTCCGTGACCCGTCCTCGCCTGGCTCGACCCGCCACACGACACCAGCCGCGTCGGCGAGTTCGGACACGATGTCGAGGACGGAATCACCGAGGTTCGCTTGCCGTGACGTCGACGCCCCCGCGGGTGTCGTGTGTGCGGGCTCCAGGACGAGACGCGGTATACGCCGGGCCGTCAATGCGCCGGGACCGCCCTGCTCGTTCACGATCGCCCGGATGATCGTCTCCGCTGCCGTTGTCCCCGACGCCGGCCACCGCCGTGTCGCCGCCGTCTGCGACCCCCACGCCGCACCGTGGGACGTGTACACCTTCCGTTTCGACAAGAACCATTCGTCGGACTGGCCAGTGACCGTCACCAAGCGGTCGCTGCTGCTGTCGCCACGTGACGTCTTCGTCCCCCACGCCGGACCGGAATGCAAGAGCAGGGGACCGGCTGGAAGGTCGACGATCCTGCAGCGGAGGTGCGCCCGCCCGTCCTCGACGGCCGCGGTCACCTCGGGTGGGCACAGGTCCCGATCCCACACGACCTGCACCGTCCCGATGCCTCCGATGCGGGCGACGCACGACGCGGACTGATGCCGTCGACGACCCCGACCGGGGTGACCCCGTCGGGCCCGTACACCTCCCACTCGATGAGCACGGCCGCCCCTCCTCAGAAAGTCAGGTAGATACGGGGCGCGCGGGCCAGGATCTTCGTCTGCCCGGCGACCGCGCCGTCCGCGGTCGCCGTCAGGTCGTTCATGCCGGGGACGATCGGCCACATCGTGGGGACACCGACCCGAGCCGACCACCACGACGACCCGTCGGGGCCGCGGACCCCGCGGGACGGCCCACGCCGCATGTCGACAGTCACAACCTCACCTGCGGCGACGGCGTGCGCGCCGGACAGGTCGTAGACGCTCTCCGCGCCGAGGGTTTCCGACCGCAACGTCAACAGCCCGTCGACGGGGCCCTGCACGGTGAACACGGGCAGCGTCGGCCGGTCGCCGTCGTTGTGTACCGTCTGCGTCCCGAGGACACGGGACGACCCGAGGCGCAAGGGAAGGATCGGGAACGTCGGGACGGGCTCACCGGCACCCCACTCGACGGTGATGTCTTCGCCGTGCGGGAACGGGTCGGTGCATCGGATCGACAGCGCCCACGCCCGGAAGTACACGGGATGGTTGTTGATCTCCTGGCCTTCGGCGCCGCCCGCATAGTAGGCGGACTCGCAGCGCCGCGACGTCCCGTCAGGGTGCTCCACGATCAGTGTCCCGGGCGCCGGCCTGCCATGGTTGTCCTCACACCATAGGGCGCGCGCTACCCGCTGCTGGACGGCCCGCCACGACCCCCACGTGGCCCGGGTAGCGACGATCGGGAGCATGTACGTGCGAGCCGACGCGCGGACCGCACGTACCGACGTCCCGTGCCCGTCGACGACGTCGTCCTCCGTGTACCCGACCGGCGGGAGGTCTTCGCCGGACCGGTCCATCCCGAGGACGACGTCACCGTCCCGGTCGGTGCACACGACGCGGTCACCGTTCGGGGACACCCAGATGATGCGGGTGCGGGGTTCCTCCTTCGGGGGGGCCGCGACCTGCCCGGAGGAGACGACGCCGTCGAGGATCAGGGGCATCGGGTCACCCTTCCAGCCCGTACAGGGCCACGTCGGCGTCGGCTGCGGCACGCAGGTAGGGGACGACTTCGGGTGCGGTGACCCGGGTCGACAGGTGCACGATCTGGGTGCGTCCTACGCCAGCGCGGGCTGTCGCTGCAGGGGCAGACCCGGCGGCCACCCTCATCGCGGCGTCGACGGTCGGGAGTTCGACGGAGTTCATCGCGTCGAGTACGGCACTGGATGCGCTGTCGGCGATCAGGTGGGATTTCCCGTCGATGCCCTTCGCGATCCCTTCGGGGATCGCGACGCCTACAACGTCGGCCCACACCTTCGACGGCGAGTTGATTTTGAATGCGTCCTTGACCTTGTCGAGGCCACCCTGAACAGCGTCCTTCGCCGTGTCACCGACCTTGTGCGCGGCTTCCCTGAGGCCCTCCACGATCCCGTCGATGATCCACGTGCCGATGTCCTTCCACTTGCCCAACGCCGACTTCACCGACCGCAAGGCGGTGTCCCACACGCCCTGCAACGCGGCGACGACGAGTTTCCCGACGCCCTTGAGGATCGCGATGATCCCGTCCCACGCACCCTTCAGGATCTTCTTGACGGCGTCCCACAGGCCCGACCAGTCCCCCTTGACCAGGGCAGCGAGAGCCTGGAAGATCCCGACGATGATCTGAATGATGGGACGAATCACGGCGATGATCGCAGGGATCGCGACCTTGATGATCCGGAGCAGGGACTGCCCGAAAGCGCTGTTCCAGATCGCCGTCACGACCACGGCGAGGATCCGGAACAGACTCCCGATGATCGAGAAACTCGCCTTGGTGATGGACACGACGGCGTCCATCGTCTCACGGATCGTCGCCGAGATCGCCGGCCAGTTCTGCACGATCACCGCGACGACCTGCTGCACGATCGGGATGACCGCAGACACCAGCGTCATCACGCCCGAGAACACGGCCGACATGCCCGGGCCGACCGCGGCGATCATCTGCCCGTAGAACTGCATGACCCACGGGATGACCTGCGTGCTGATGACGTTCACGAGACTCAGGAACCCGTCGCGGATCCACAGGAGCTGACCGACGATCGGGGAGTCCGCGTCAACGTTGAACGCATCCGCGAGGGCCGCGGAGAAGTTGCCCTTGACGAACAGGTCGTAGAGGCCGACGAACGCGTCCCTGACCCGGTGCCCGACGTCGACGAGACCCTCAAGCGGAGCGCCGATGTCGGCTACGCCGGCGTCGTCGAGGGTGAACCCGGCGATGAAGTCGCGGATCCCCGTCAGCGCGGGCAGCAGCGCGGCGCGGACCTTCTGTCCGACCGCGACGAGACCAGTCAGAGGCCCCGACGCGTCAGATACAGCGTCGGAGCCCATCCCGAGCCCAGTCACGAAGTCACGGATCCCCGACCCGGCTGCCGCCAGCGGCGGGCCGATGACCTTCAACGCGGCCCCGAGCGCGCCACCTACCCTGCCGGCGAGGTCGCTGAGGACGGGAAGCGCGCCGTTCGCGGCGGACACGAACCGCGTCATGATCGGGAGGAGGCCCTGCCCTAGGCGTGCCTTCATCGTTGTCCACTGCGCCGATAGGATCCGCTGCTGGTTCGCCAGTCCCCCGGATGTCCGCGCGAAGTCGCCCTGAGCGGACTGCGTCTGCTTGAAGATCGCTGCCTGCGCGGCGAGGACCTTCTGTTGCGGGGTCAGCGCCGACTTCGTCGTATTCGTCAGGCCGAGGGCTAGAGCTTCCTGCCGGAGCGTCGCATCGTCGAGGAGGACGCCGTACCGTCGGATCGGCTCGGATTCCCCGCGCAGCGCGGCGCCGACAGCGTCGATGGCCTCCTCGGGGGACGTGTTGTGGAACGACGCCAAGTCGGTGGAGAGGCCGACGAGGTCGGTCGAGAACTTCCCCAGCGCAGGGCCGGTCAGCCCTGCCGCTTTCCCGAACGTCCCGAACGTGACCGCCGCCTGCTGCGCCTGCAGGCTCGTTTGCCCGAGGGTCGCAGCGGCGTCGTTCGCGAACGTCTGGATCGACGCGGTCGCCGACCCGAACGTCTGCTGGACTGCGTTCGACACCTCGGACAGGTCCGACGCCGCGGTGATCGCCTCACCGAAGAACCCGGTGATCGCGCCCGCACCGACGACGGCCATACCGGCGACGAGGCCACCGGCGATCGCCTTCCCGAGCCCGCCGACGACCCCGCGGAGCCGCCCACCCTTCCGCCGCACCTCACCCTCGGCACCGTCGGCGAAACGGCCCCCAGCGTCACGGCCGGCATCCGCGAAGGACCCCGCAGACCCGTTAAGGGCTTCCCGGGCGGACTCGGCGAACCCTTCCCCTTCGGCGACGAGACGGACACCGGCCTGACCGAGGATCTGCATGCCCTCTCAGCCTCCCGCCAGCTCGTCGACCATCCGCATCGCTGCCTCGACTCCGGCGACGGCGTCAGGGGTCGCCCCCCACGTTTCCGGGTCCGCCCGGCCGCTCCGCACGAGTTGCCGCGCCACCTCGGACGGGTACCGGGCGGCCACGTCCGACAGGTAGTCGGCCATGACCTTGTCGATGCCGCCTTCTGGTGCGTGCCCCGCGTACTGCGCGATCAGGTCATCCCTGAGGGTCACCCACCGCCACGCGATCAGGTCGGGAGTCGCCAGACCGCGCGGGTCCACCCGCTGCTGCACGGCGCGGCCCTGCAGGAGGACCGCGCCGGGACCGTCAGCCCACAGGGTCAGGCCGACGGTCTCCGCGTAGGGCGCGCCGCGCCACCGAACGCCTGCCGCGCGAGCCATGCCGCGATCTCGACGATCGCGTCGGCGGCGATGTGATGGTCGAGGCTGTCCGCGATCAGGTTGAACCGTGCCGCACTCGACCACGACGCGGGCGGCGCCGGCTCATTCCACGGTTCGGGGCGTTCGACGTCGCCGTCGGCGGTGTCGTCGGCCTGCCCGGCGAGGACACCGGCGCTGACCTCCGCGTACGACGTCCCGTCGGTGTCGACGAGGGCACGGACGAGCAGCGCCGACGCGGCGGACATTTCCGCGCCTTCCTGCCCGGACGCGGCCGCGCGAATGTAGTGCAGGACTGGCGTCGGGCCGGGATCCACCCACGCCTCGAACTGTTCCTCCCACGTGGCGCCCGTCGGGCGGTGGTGGACCTCGACGCGGAACGGGACAGTCCCGGAGTGGTCAGCGCCCTTGCCGAACGTCTTCACGGTGTCAGCGGTCATACCCCGATGCTGCCCGGCAGGGGTCAGACGGAGCCCCCGGTCAGTCCCGGGCGGCGTCGAGTGCCTTCGTCAGGAACTTCGACCCGACCGTCCCCGGATGCCTGACCCGCCGCGCGAACACGACCGCACCACCCGACGTCACCCACCGCAGCGCCTTCCGGCGGCGCGGCCGGATCTCGTGCGGGTCCGTCCCCTCATGCTCGAACATCGCGTACGGCTGCTCAGCGACGACCAGCACCGACGGGACCCCGCCGGCCATGTCGACGCGCTTCACGATCGACCGTTCGAGGGTCCGTGTCCGCTTCCTGACGAGCTGCCTGGCCCGGGCCTGCACCCTCGTCCCTCGCATCATCAGGTCGGCGACGACCGGCCCTCCGCCGTCACGCTGGAACGCTGCGACCGCGCGAGGGTCGACACGGACTTTCCCGAGGGTGACTTTCACGCCGGTCACAGAAGCGTCACCGCCACCTGCAACGACATGGCAGCCTCACCACCGGACGGGCCCGCAGGAACCACGGGCCCGGCGACGACATCCCCCGGGTGCCCCCCGGTGAGCGCAGCCGTCGTGACCGCCTTCGCGCGGACACGGTGCAGGAGCCACGCGTCATCCATGCCCTCGACCGCTGCGGCGGTCTCCGCCGTGACGGACGGGATCCGCACATTCCCGCGGCCCGCGTTCTCCGCAGTCGGCACGCACCGGACGATCTGCACCTGCAGGACCGCCGCACCCAATGGCGCCGCACCCGCAGGGGCACCGGACCTCGATGCACGCTGGTCGGTCTGCGCCGACGCCGTCCCCGGAGACACTTGGACGAGGCACACCGTCACCTGCTCCCCGTCCCACGCCTCACCACCGACCCCGCCGGCGACGAGCGTCCGCCGCGCGGGCAGAGTGACGCCAAGCTCCGTCGCGGTCGTCTCGACGAGCGTGAGGAGCGCCGCAGCGGCGTCGGCGACTTTCCCCACCGGTCAGGCCCCGACCTTACGTGCGGCCTGCCGGAGGACGGCCAGGACACTCTTCCTGGGGCCGCCGTCGCGGGCTTCCTCCCGGGCGATCAGGCCGGGGATCGTGTCGGGGTGAGCGAGCGCCCACACCCGCGCGGCACGGACAGACACGAGCGGGTCACCGTCACCGGCAGGGGTCTCCTGCACGACGTCACCGCCGACGGTGACGTCCCGGACATCGGGAAGGTCGATCGAGGGCACGCCGGCGTCGACGCGGGCGCCAGCAGCGACCTTCTCCCGCCACGAGTCGTCACCTGCCGCCCACGCGACACGCTGCCGTTCGATCTCGTCCCGGGGGACTCCACCGATCCGCATAGCCGCCTCGGGGAACTCGCTCACGACGCCACCTCCCAATGATCCGGCCCGGCCGTTTCCGGAGTCCACACGCGGGGCCTGCACGTCAACGCGGACGGGTTCACGGCACGCACCCACCCGTCGACCTCGGCGATCCCGGTCAGGCCCTTGTCGAGGAAATCCATCGGATCGAGGACCGCGACGGACACGTTCTGCCGGGTGATGGTCTGCACACGGTCGGGGAGCCGGCACGACCCGTCACCGACAGCAGCCAACGCGATCTGCGCGGCGAGGACCGCGCACGCACGAACCCCACCCGTGGGCGGTTCCGCGCCAGGCGTGTACGTCACCGCGACGTCCCTGCCCGTCCACCACACGGGCAAGACCCGGCCGTCGCCGCCGGTGACGGTCCGTTCCAGCCAACGCCCGGACACCAGACGCCACCCGTCGACCGTGGCGACACCATCGACGGTGACCGACGACACGGCCGTGACCGGCCAGTCGGGGAGTTCGATCCGCGCTGACGCGACCCGCGTCCTGTGGTCGAAGGTGAACGTGACCGTCCGCTCCGAGCATTGCCCGGGCCAGCGGCGGCCCGTCACCGCCCACAGGACACCAGTCGCCGCCAGCAGCGCCTCAGCGACGACCCCGTCACCGGCGGACGCGAGAGCCTCAGCGTCGGCGCCGACGATGTCACTCGTCGACGCCCACGCCGTGCACGGCCCCTCAAGGACGCCCATCGTCACGCGCCGACCGGGACCGTCGTGAGACCGGTCGTCACGTCAGGCAGAGAGCTGGTCCGCACGTACTGGACGAGCCGGGACGACAGGGCCGTCGACGGCCAGTCGTTGGCCGGGCCGTTCCCCCACCCGGAGTTCTCGTAGCCGACGCCCGTGTACGTGGGGCCCATCGCGTCGTTCTCGAGGGCCGCCTCGTCGAGGGTCCACTTCGTCTTCGGGAGAACCCACCAGATGTAGGGGTCCGTCGACGCCTGCGACCCGCCGATGACGGCCCTCGACCACGCCTCGATGCTGACGCCGTTCGGGACGGGGTCGGCGCCGACTGCCGGCGCGGCCCAGCCCTTCGTGACGCCCGCCGTCGGCTGGTACAAGGCGCCGCCGATGAGGAGGGAGTCCTTCTCCGGGTCCGGGGAGCACAGTTCCAGGGTGAGGTCGAGGCCGTTCACCGTGTCGACCTGCTTGAAGCTGACGCAGGCGATGCCCTGCGCGTTCTTCTTCTCGATCTGATCGCCCGTGGTCTTCGTGAACTTCCACGACAACTTCACGAGCGCGTCGGTGACGAGCATGTTGTTGGCGCCCTCAAGCGGGGACCCGTCGAGGTCGAGTTTCGTGATCCTCAGCCGGAGAGCGTGGACGCTCCCGGAGCCGTCGTAGGTCATCTTGTCCTCCTCAGAGGGTGACGCGCACTGCGGCGACGTCCGGGTAGGGGAGCAGGATCACGGCCGTCCGCGCGGCCAGGGCGGTCGCCTGGTTCACGGCCCGGTCGATGAGGGCAGCCGGGTCGGTGTCGGAGGTGATCGGGGACCGGAGAATCACGGGCCGTGCCGTGGCGTACAGCCACGCCTCACCCGACGCCGGGTCATCCCCGGTAGGGGACGTGCCGGGGCTTCCGCCGTCGGCGACGACCCGCGTGTCGAGGGTCGTGAGGATGAGGTTCCCTTCGCGGCGAAGTTCGGCGCCTTCGGCGAGGGACGGAACCGCCGCAGGGGTCGCGTGGATGCACCCGACCCCCGCCGCGTGGTGTCCGCGCAGCCATTCCTCAAGGACACCGATGGCCTTCTGCACGGACAGGGCGCCCGAACTGTTCAGGTCCGTCGCGCCCGTCAGGCGCGGCTCACCGGTCCACGAGTTCGATTCCGCGGCGACCGTCCACGACGCGGTCGTGGCGATCTCCGCGGCCCAGAACTCGCGGGCGACCGCCGCGGACGTGACCGCATCACACAGGGCTGCGGCGCGGGCGGCGAGTTCGCCAGGGGTCCGCGAGAACAGGGGCGCGGAATCCATGACCTGGATCGTGAACGGGTACGCGGCGACGATCTGGCCGGGCTGCGCGTCCTCGACGGCCGGGGATACGACGACCGGCACGCACCAGCCGACCCACCCGTCCCACCCGGTCACGGGGACAGCGTCGAGCGCGTACCGGGTGCCCTGCCGGAGTTCCTGCACGTCCGGGGTGTGGGCGGCTGCGAGCAGTGACCCGGCCGCGGCAGGAAGTGCCGGGGGCGCCGGGACGAGGTTGACGCCGGTGCTGCTCATGCGGGGCTCCTCTCAGGCCGACCCCAACCCCCACCCCCATGCGCTGGGGGTGGGGGCTACGGGCGGGGTCAGTCGGAGGTGGAGCTGGTGTCGATCCACCCGGCGTAGATGCCGGTCGGGTCGACGGTCTGGACGAGCTGCAGGCCGTCCGCGCCGCGCCACGCGAGGCCGAAGAACTCCTCGCGGAACGTCCGGTACTTGTTCGTCGAGTTGAGCGTCGAGTCGCGGACCGTACCGAGGTTGATCATGCCGCCGTCGAGGAGGAGGACGTCCCCCTCCAACATGACCTGCCATTCGATGGTGTCGGGGAACTCCGGGACCGCCGCCGCGGCGGTCAGGGAGCCACCCGCGTACGCCTGCGCGGCGATCGCGGGGACACCGGTCGTCGCCGACTGCGCCGTCGACCGGCCGTCGAGGTGCCACGTGACCCGCAGGTTCCGCGCCGCGAACCACCCGTCGATGATCGAGTCGGCGAGGGCGTACGGGTCACCGGCGGTGCCCTTGAACATCAGGGCCCGGACGAGGTCGGCGCGCATCAGGTCACGCGCCCAGCGCGGGCCGATCACGTGGAACCGCTGACTGTCGGACAGGCGCCGGCGGGTCTTCCACCAGGCGAGGGTCCGGTCGAATCCGGCGAGGATGTCGGGGATCGCGCCGACGACCTTCGGGGTCGTGACGGGCGTGAGGAAGCCGTTCAGCTTCGTGATCAGCTTGTTCTCCGCCTTGATCGCGAACGCGATGTCGGTGGCGTCGATGACCGCGGCGGTCTGCTCCGGGTCGTACATGGTCGTCACGTTGTTGAACTCGACGATCTGCGTCGTCGCCTCGACGAAGTAGTCGGTGAACGACGAGCACACGGCCACCGCGTACGCCTTCGTCGGGTCCGGGGCGCCCGCGGTGGATGCGTCGATGTCGTTGGTGAGGGTCCAGTCGCCGACCGCACCGGCCATGTCGCCGGGGAGGACGGGGCCACGCAGGGACACCCCGCCACGGTCGGCGCCCATGCTCGGGAAGCTGTCGCGGACGGGACGGTCGGCGGTCCCGATCGTGGCGACCTCGTACAGGTTCGTGATCGGGGCGCACAGGCCACCGGCGGCGACGATCGCCTCGGGCGTGCCGTGCGCGGCGAGGAGGGACCGGACCCGGTCGTCGTTGACGTCGGCGTTCAGGCTGAGGATCCGGTCGGTGGGGAACTCGACGGACGCCGTGATGACGGTGTCGAGGGTGGTGTCGGCGCGGAACTCGCGGCCCTGCGCGGACTTCGCGGCCCGCTGCAGTGCCCGACCGAACTCGGTGCGGAGGTTGCCCTCGTCGACGGCGCGGCCCATCGGGGTCGTGTAGGTGACGTTCGCGCGGGCCGGGGCGGGGGCGTCCGGCTTGGGCGCGCGGGCCGACGCGCGGGACAGGTTCACGCGCCTGGCCGCAGGCTTGGCGGTGGGAGCGGAGGACGCGGCGATGGGCTGCGGCTCCTCGACCTCGACGGCCGGCTCGTCCACGGCCTCGGCGTCGTCACTGTCGGGCGTCTCGTCGTCGGCGGGACGGAGACGGGCGAGGGCCGCGTCACGACGGCCCGTGACCTCCGCGGTCTCCGTGTCCTGCCTGACCTTCTCGGCGTCGGCCTTGTCCAGCGCGGACGCGAGGGCTTCGAGCTGGTCGGCGACCTCGGGGGTCGCGTCAGCGTCGGCGAGGCCCTCAGCCTCAGCGCGGATCAGGCCCTGCAGTTCGGTGAGCTCGTCGGCGGGCAAGCTGCCCTGCTCGTCGAGCTTCGCGAGGAGTTCCTCGATGCGCTTCACGGTGCCCTCCCAGGCTGCTGTTCCAGTGCGGTGGGAGCTGCAGCCGTCCGGGCTGGGCGACCTGGGGAGGCCAGCCGTGTGGGCTGATGCCCCCGTCCGCGACCTGGGGAAGCGGCCGGGGTTGCTCGCTACGCCTCACGGTGCGCGTGCGGGGGCATCAGGCGGGGTGGAGTCACCCCGTCACGGGCGGGTCCGGAGGCGGGCGAGGGCGCGTTCGGCGCGGAACGGCGCGGTTGCCTTCGCGACCTCCGCGTGGACGAGCGCGGCGACGTCGACGGGCGCACCCTGCCGCGCCTTGACGGCGCTGATCGGCGCTGCCCCTGCAGCGACAAGCGCGGACGGGACACCCGACGCGGCCAGGGCGCGGGGGATCGGGAACCCGGGGACGTTCACGGCAAGCGCGGCGACGAGTTCCAGGCCGTGCCCGTGCCGGCGCCAGTCCCCCGACAGTGCTGACGCCCGCAACGCGCGGACGTCGAGGTCGGTCACGTCCGGGCGCAGCGCACCGGCAACCCAGATGCCGTGGTCGTCTTCACCCGCGGCGACGTCGGCGACGACGGTACCCGTGTGGTCGTAGTGTTCGACCGCCGCGGACGCGGACGCGCGGATGTCGGCGTGGCCGGTTCCGAGGGTGATGTGCCCGACGGCGACGTCGTCTCCTTCTGCGGTGCGGACGGCACCGACCCGGAACAAGGCGTACCCGGTGCCGGAACGGGGCGGGGTGACGCATGTGCCCTGCTGCCCGGTGTGGCAGGTCCCCCACGCGGCCAGGTGCCCGTAGACGCGGCCGTCGTCGTCGACGGTCAGCGGCGTCGGTCCCGGCAGGGCGGGGTCGGTGAACCATCCGGCGGGGGGACGCATCGGTCCGCCGGACGCGATGACCGCGGCCCGGTCGGGGTCCGTCTCGCAGGTGCTGCACCCGGGCCCGTCGTTGATGATCCGCCACGGGGGAAGTGCCTCAGCGGACGCGGTGACGGTCACCTGCACTTGCGCTGCCCCGCCCTGCGCTGGGACGGACGTGTCCCCCGCGGCGGGTTCGGGCGTGCCGTCGTCGACGAGTTCGATCGTGCAGCCCCGGAACGCGGGGACACTGCACACGGTCGCGGCGGCGATCATCCCCTCGGTGACGGTGAGGATCCAGTCAGTCGGCCACCCGTCCTCGTCGACGGCGAGGATCTCCTCTTCCGCGGTCACCTCGGCCAGGTCCACGGACACGCCCCGCAATGCTCGGGCGCGGACCAGTTCCTCGACCTGCTGCGCCTCGGCCGTGTCGGCGAACTCTCCCTCGGCGGCCCACGCGAACACTGCGCCGCCGCCGACCTGCCCCCACGTCTGCCCGGTCGCCTCGTCGACGAGGTCGGTGACGTCCTCCCGGGTCATGGTGTCGATGCGGCCGGCGACGACGGCGCCGTCGTGCCCGTACCCGCCGTCGGGGTTGCGGACCATGCCCATGAGGGACAGGGGCAGTGCGCGGTGTGTGAGTGCCTGCGGGTTGATGCGGCGGCGGTCTCCGGTGTCGACCCCCTCGAACACCACGGCGGGGATGCGGAATCGTGCGCCCATCGTCAACTCCTCCTGCTCGGGCGGTGGTCGGCGACCCGGTCGGCCTCCGCCACGACGTCGGTCACGGTTGTGGGTGCGATGCGTGCCGCTTCGTCGTTCGCGGCGACCTCACGCAACACCGCCAGATACGACGGGTCATAGGACGATTCGCCGATGGCGTCGAGTGCGTCCGACATCCGCGCACCATCACCCAACACAGGCTGCAGATCGCAGTGACACCCGTAATGGTCACCGGGCGCGAGGACCGGGCCAGGCCACCCCGAATGCGCCAACAGCGGCGACGCGAACCCCGACACGATCACCCCGTCCAGCGCCTGATGCGGCTCGAACACGTTCCGGGACACCCCGTAAACCCACTCGTACCCGATGACGTCGACCCCGGACGCCTGCAGGTGCCCGAGGACGTGCCCGCCCGTCGCGATCCCACCCACGGGCTGGCCGTCAGCGATGACCGTCCCGTCCGGGCGGACGCCACCAGCTGTCGCGGGGATCCCCCCAGCGTGAGCGAGAGCGCCACGCGCCAACGTCGTCGCCCGACCCGGCAGGCCCGGCTCCTCCCCGACGTCGGCGACCTGCGTGACCGCCTCGGGATCGAACAGCAGCGCCGTCGCGTGCTCATCGAGGCGGTCACGAAGCCACTGCCACGCCTGCGCGGTCGACGCCCCAGCCGCGGCGAGCACCGTGTCGGGGAGCGTGTCACCGGTGACCTTGGCGACGACAGCGGCGGCGGACTTGAGCGCCGAATCCGTCGTCGACCCCCATAGGGTTTCGAGGGTGTCCCACGCGCCGGCGAGGAGAGCCGCGACGTCGACGCCGAGGGCTGCGGTCAGGGTGTCCCTGCCGAGGGCCGCGCACACGCCGTTGGGCGCCGCTGACGCGACGACTGCGCGTGCCTTCGGGTCTTTCTGCGCCGCGCCCCTGGCCCGGTTCGATGCGCGTTCCACGGCCCTCGTGACGGCCGCGTCGATCGCCGCCGCGAGACGCCCCCGAGTGTCCGTGTCGATCCTCGCAAGCCTGGCCGACTCCGATGCGTGGAGTCGCAGCACGGGCGCTGCTGTCGCGGCGGCGGTGATACCCGTCGTCGGCTGCGGCGTCGCCACGTCACCTTCGGTCGTGGGACTGTCGGGTGCCGCGCCGACCGCAGGCTGCTCCGGCTGCGCCACGATCACCGGCGCCGGCGGGGGCTCAGGCTCGGACAGTCCCACCCGCATGACCTCGGTGAGGATGTCCCGCAGGAGAGCCACGTCGGGGGAGCCCTTCGCCAACGCCAGACGCGCCGCGAGCTCGTCGTCGTCGGGAGCGTCCTCCTCCCCGAAACCCTTCGCGCCCCGGTACGCCTCCCACGAGATCGCGTGCCGGTCCCATGCCGCGTCGGCGTCAGCGGACCGGTTCGGGCGGACCGTCAACGGGTCCACCGAGTACCACAGCCGGACCCTTGCGGCGGCGTCCGGGGGTGTCCCGTACTCGCGGAGCAACGCCCGGAACGCGGCCCCCTCAAGGGCCGCGAGGACACGGACCAGGAGGGGCTCCACATGCCCCTTGATCGTCGACGAGTCGACCTGCCACGCCGTCCAATGGTTGACCTCGGCCATCCCCGTGATGATTTCCGGGGGGACGTCCAGGCCGGTCCCGATCCGCTTCAACGCGGCCTCTTCGCGGGTGATCAGCCCAGCGTCGAGGGGACGCTCGAAAAGCAGGTGCTGGATCTTCGCGATGAGGTCCCCGTCGCCCTTGATGACGGCCGGGACAACGTTACGGGCGTCGGCCTCGTCACCCATCGACGCGGTCATCGCCGACGTCAGGGCGTCGATGAAGTCGTCGGACCCGGGGAAGTCGAGGCCGTCGGGGACGGCGAGGAGACCGGCCCCGGCGAACCGTGACCGTGCCGTGCCCCGCACCGTCCGGGAGATCAGGGCGAGTTCCTCACACGGGTCGAGGAGGGCGCGCATCGGGGAGTCGGCCCAGCCACGCCAGCGGGGATGCGGCTGCCACATGCGGGCCGTGAACACGTCCTCACTGCCCGCGTCCAGGGGGATCCCGGACCGCGCGCCTGGCGTGTCGATGAGCTGCCATCCGCGGCCTTCACGGCGGAGGCTGTCGACCGACCTCGCCTCCCACTTCCTGCCCGTCGGGGAGTTCACGTCGGGGTAGGCGACGAGGAGCGCCTCACCGGCGATCTCCATGCAGTGCGCGGCCTCGGGGACGATCTCACCCCACTGGCCGGTACCCATCGTCAGGTCGTCGACGACCTGCTGCACGATGCCGGGGTTCAGGCCGGGGACCGGGTCGGCTTCGGTGAGGGGGACGGGGTCGTCGTCGTCGGACATCGTCACGGCCGGGAAGATCCTGCACCGGCCGACGGCATGGGACAGGTACGCCATCGCGTACCTGATTTCGCCGAGCTGGTCACGGTACTTCCACGCCCGCTTCTGCCAGTCCTCTTCCTTGGTGACGCGCTGCTCGGTGACCGCGGACAGGTCGATCCTGCGTCCTGTCCCGGACGCGACGAGCGCCCGCCCGGGAACAGGTGGGGTGGCGGGTTCGGTTCCGCGTCGTCCGATGAGCTTCACCGGGTGCCCCCGCTCATTCGATTCGTGACGCGATGATCCCGGTCACGGTGGATGCCGCGAGGGCCCGGGCGATGGGGTCCCATGCGCGTGGGGCGAGGGCGCGTGCCGTGGTGACGGCGAGTCCGGCCCATACGCTCACACACCAATCGCAGGTCGCGAAGTAGGCGGCGGTCGAGTCGGGCCACCGTCGCCTCACAGCGTCACGGGGTCTGGCGGTGATGGGGATGGAGTCACGGGTGACGGCGCGGGTCACCCGGTGTGTGGCGAGGGCGTCCACTGCGACGTCGAAGGCGGACGGTCGGGTCATGCACTGATCGTGCCCTCGCGGTGTCAGACGGGCGGGTCCGTGAGGGTGACGATGGTGGACGAGGTGACGGTCCTGGACCTGGTCGCGCCGTCGGCTGTCACTTCGAGGGTGACGAGCAGCGCGGTCGGCGGACCGTAGATCCTCAGCCCGGTGAGGATGCCCGTCACCGGGGGGAGGGACTTGACCACGCCGACTGGGGTCGTCAAGTGCGCGCCGATGGCGTCTGCGGTCAGGCTCTGCGCCTGCACGGTCTGGGACCACCGGTAGGCGACGAGCGGACTCACGCGCCCCTCCCGGCCTTCCGCGCCCGCCAGTCGCGCTCGTACGCCCGTCTGCCCTCCGCGCACATGGGGCACCGGCAGCCAGCCGCGTACCCGGCATTTGATCCGTGCCTCGGGTCGTCGGCTGCGATCCCGCGCGACCGCAACGCCTTGACCCGAGCCCAACTCCCGGCCCGGCAAACGTCGCAGCGGCACCCCACACGGTATCCACGCGCCCCATGACGGCCTACCACGCGGATCAGCCGCTCGACCTCGGGCAACTCATCCTTGGGCGCGTCGGCGGCATACCGGCGGAGGATGCCGGCGATGAGGTCGCCGTCCTCAGGGTCCAACTTGATCCGCTGCGATCGAGACTCGGTCATGCGCCTCTCCTGTCGGGGGTCCACGGGACGAACGACCGCCACACCGCCGAACACCCACACCCCGGAACCCGGTTCAGCGTGAGCGTCCCGTCATGGGTTGTGACGAGGGCCGGCGTCTGCCTTGCTTGCGTCTCCGACGGCACTCTCTCCGTCAGGTCCATCCGGGCCGCGGCGTACACGAGGGCTACGCC